ACAGGTGCACAAGGTAACACTGGTGCAACGGGAGCAAACTCGACTGTCGCAGGTCCAACTGGACCTACTGGCGCAACTGGCACAACGGGTGCGCAAGGCAATACTGGCCCAACAGGTGCGCAAGGAGTAACAGGGGCTACTGGAGCCGTAGGTAATACAGGCGCTACAGGTGCTACAGGAGCAGGCTATAGCGGAGTTGCATCCCTGACAAGCGTTGCTATCGCTACAGGCTCACAAACTTTTACTTTGATTGCTGGTCAAGGTGCATTCCTTGCTGGCGCAAGAGTGCGAGCATTCTATACCGTAACACCATCTGCTTTTATGGAAGGTTTGATTACTTCCATCTCATCATCTTCGGTAACTATTAACGTAGATACCATTGGCGGTTCTGGCACATATGCCATTTGGAACTTTAGCATTACTGGTAATCCAGGTGTTACAGGCCCTACAGGGGCTACTGGCAGTGCAGGAGCGACTGGCCAAACTGGACCTACTGGGCCAACAGGCGCAACTGGAACTACGGGAAATACTGGCGCAACTGGGGCCACAGGAGCGACAGGCGCTGATGCGACTGCACTCCCAGGCATACTAATGCTAGGCGGAATGTGATACAATAAGTCACATGAAGATAGCCGTGTATGCTATAGCGAAGGATGAAATACTTCATTGCGAAAGGTGGGCGGAGGCAACCAAAGGTGCTGACTATCGCATCGTTGCAGATACTGGTTCCACAGATGGCACTCAGGAAAAGTTAAAAGAACTTGGCGTTACCGTGCATCAGATTCATGTAAAGCCTTGGCGCTTTGACATGGCACGTAACGCATCATTAGCACTTGTTCCAGAAGACGTAGATGTTTGCTTGCAGTTGGATATGGATGAAGTTCCAGAACCTGACTTCTTTAAGAAGGTACGCAAGTACTGGAAGCCTGGCTCAGATATGGGCTGGATTAGCATGCAGACAGATTCTAATAAGTGGGAACGAGATAGACTTCATAGCAGATGGAATTGGATATGGAAATATAATATTCATGAAGTAAACATCTGGTATGGAAAAGGCGAAGCAAGAGATTGCGATGTACGCCAGGCAGTCATTTACCATCTGCCAGATAATAACAAGTCTCGTGGTCAATACCTTGGAATGCTTGAAGAAGGCGTCAAGGAATACCCAGATGATGCACGCATGTGGACATACATGACACGTGAGTATTTCTTCTATGCTANATGGNAAGATGTTATCCGTAGTGCAGAANCAAANATAAATCTTGGTGGTTGGGATGTAGAGTCCGCCGCCGTCTGCCGATGGGCAGGAGAAGCAGCACACCAACTTGGCAATGAAGAAGAAGCCAGACTTGGTATGACAAAGGAAGAGACATACTTCCAGCACAGGGCGAACCGCAGTTTGGTGTAGCCATGGATGCTTATAGAAAACAAGAATGGCAGCGTTGTTTAGATGCTGCGATGAACGCCTTAGAGTCTCCCCGCTCTAACCATTACTGCTACGAATCAGCAGTGTGGGACTGGAAAGCCTACGATTTAGCAGGCATTGCAGCCTTCAACCTCAAGCATATAGATGAGGCAATCACCTTTACTCAAGAAGCAGTAAAGGCTAATGGTCCAGAGAATGAGCGCATTATGCGCAACTTAGAGTTCTTTAAGAAAGTGAAAGATGAATCATCAGCACACAAGCAAAGTTCTAACATGGGGATTAAACGAAAAATATGACTCAGTTCCGCTACTTTATGGATGCACTGATTGTGAAGAAACTTCGGCTACCCCATTCGCGTATGAAGAAATTGATACTGGCCACTCTAGGCATACTGATTATGTACAAGATTGCTTCGGCTGCAAAGCAGAAACTCTCCAACTAAGTACAGGAGATGCTGGTCGAGCAGACTCCATGACTGATAAGAAGTGGAATGCTGAACTCAACGCATATCGTGATGCTAGAAGCAAGGTGTTCAGCCAGCAGGTACAACAATGAAGGCTGTCAAAGACGCCATGGAGGCAAGCGACAAATTGGGAGCAGCGTACAACGCTGATGTCATGCCATCCGTAGACAAGATTACCAAGCAAAGTGCTGCGGTATTAAAACATACAGGAGATATCTAATGGCAACAAAGAAAGTTACACCAGCCATGAAGAAGAAGGCTTACGCCATGGCAGAGAAGGTTGAGTCAAAAGTCGAGAAGGCTAAAGAATTAGAAAAGGGCATGAAGATGCTCAAGAAGAAGTCTAAGTAATGGCTGCCGCAAAAAAGGGCATGGGCTTTAAGGCCGCAGCAAAGTCAATTGCTAAGAAGCAAGGTATTCCAATGGAGAATGCTGGAGCAATTCTTGCAGCAGGTGCACGCAAGGCAAGCCCAGCAGCAAAGAAAGCAAACCCAAACCTTAAGAAGGTTCTTCCAGCAAAGAAGGGAAAGTAACATGTGCGTTGAATGCGGATGCAATGACAATATGATTGGTAAGCCATCAGACAAACTAACTGGCAAGCCACAGGACCCACACGGTCAGTATGACGGTGTTGGCGGAACTAAGTAATTAACTTTAAGAAAGGTAGATAAATGACTGCTGGTGATGGTTTCACTTACACGTACCACCTCAATCGTTTGGCGGGCACAATTGTTAATGGCGTACCTCAGTACGATGCACAGGGTGCTGCCAATAAATGGGCTGGTACAACAAACCTTGCCATCGCTGGCGCATTGAATACCTTATATGCAAGCCGCAATAGTGGCACAAACTACAACTACGACTTACAGGGTGCGCTTAATGCTTTGGCTGGTACAACTGGTCTAGGCATTAACGAGGCAGCGGCAAGGATTGCATCGTGACGACTTTTATTGACCTCATCAATGAGACAAACCTTGCCCTTACTGGTTATACCAACCGTCAGGACCAGGCTACATATCTCACTGCTGCTCTTAGTGCTACCGCCCTTACCTTTACGGTACAGGATGGAACAGTCTTGACTCGTGGCCTTGTAGAAATTGACGATGAACTTATCTGGGTAGACTCCTTCGATAGAACATCTAATACCGCAACAATTCCTGCTTACGGCAGAGGCTTTCGTGACACAGTTGCTACCACACATACTGCTGGTACACGTGTAACCATTGCGCCTTCCTTTCCCCGCAGTGTTATCCGACGAAACCTTAACCTAGCAATTGATGGGGTTTACCCAGATTTGTTCGGAACGTACTACACAACATTCAACTGGCAGGCAGCACGTACAACGTATGCCCTTCCACAAGAAGCAGTAGATATTCTTGGTTGCTCATGGCAGACCATTGGCCCATCTAAAGAATGGCTACCAGTACGTCACTATCGCGTTGACCGTATGGCTAACCCAACCACATGGAATACAGGTAAGACTGTATCTATCCGTGAAGGTATTATTCCAGGCCGTCCAGTTATGGTTACATATACTAAGAAACCTACCACGCTTCAGTATGACTCAGATGACTTTACAATGACTGGCCTTCCTGAGTCAGCACGAGAAGTAATCATTCTTGGTGCTGCATACCGTACAGCAATGTACCTAGATATGGGCCGTGTCCCTGCTGCTACTGCTGAAGCAGATGCACAGCAAGGTAATGACCCAATTGGTTCTGCAGCAAATATTGGCAGAGTCTTACAACAGATGTACCAGCAACGTCTTCTTGTCGAAGTACGTCGTCTGCAAGAACAATTCCCACCAAGAACGCACTACACAAGTTAAAGGAAGCATATGGCAACTAGACGATATTATTCTTCTACTGCAGTTGATAATACAGTTAGCGGTTCAATTAACTCAACCGCTACTTCTGTTACCCTATCAAACTCACCAGTAGGTTATCCAAGCACATACCCATTCGTGGTTGCTCTTGACTACAATACAGCCTCCGAGGAACTTGTACTTGTTACGGGAGTTGGTGGTACAACACTTACCATTACACGTGGTCAGTATGGCTCATCTGGTGTAGCCCATAACGCTGGCGCTGTAGTGCGCCACGTAATCATTGCTCAAGAT